TAACCCTATCCATCTCTCGTTAATACTGCTTATACCAAATCCTTCAAAGAAAGTCATTAGTACTAAGAAGATCATAACGGTAGCTAGTGTTAATGGTCTTACATTCTTAGATAACCAGGAATCCGTAAGAGAATCTGCCTCCCAGCGTTTGGTTATCTCAGCCTCTATACTTTGACGTATAGCTTCTTTTTCTTCAGGTGTAGATACAAACCTATCTACCACATTGGCAACTGCTTCCACAGTCTCCTTCGCAGTCCCCGATAATATTTTCTTTAGTGGGTTCATAGGCATTATCCACTACAGCTTTCACATTCCGGATTATCGATGGAACATTGAGCATTATTGTTTTTCTCATCATTGGTCATTTCATCTACGAAGTCAGCGAAGCTATCGCTTACATCAAAATCATTTTTCATAAGGTTTATTTATTTATTAAAAAATCGTACTCTTCTTGTACATTGAAACTAGGACAAGCCTTGTTAGCAAATTCATTGTGTCCGTGTAGCGTAGCTATAGGATACATTTCCAATAGTGCAGATAGTAGGTTGGTTAGTGCGGTATCTTGGTCAGGAGTTCTTGTGTCTTTAGGTTTCATATTCTTATCACACCCTCCTACATAAACAACACCTATACTGCCTACATTATGCCCTATGGTATGTGCGCCTACCATTTGTACGCTACGACCTTCCTCTATCGTTCCGTCTAGCTTAACTATGTAATGGTAACCGTTGTTCCTCCATCCTCTGTTTTTGTGCCACCGAGTAATATCTTCTGCATCTACATCTCTACCTTCAGGAGTAGCGGTGCAATGTAAGATAATTTTTGTTATTTGCCTAACAGACTTGATAAGTTTCATTACTTCACTCTTTTAATTTCAGAAGTCCAGGAGGTGTAACATACTGCAATGCGTTGAGTATTATCCGGATATTCATCTATCATTGTTGGATCACTCATACATCTTTCGGTAAATTCGGGTCTTGTCTCCTTTAGGTTGGGAACTGGTATCGGCATTATTGTTAGTATTAGAATTAGAAAAAATAGGCTCATCCCAATAAAGGAAGAGCCAATCACTATTAGAATTTACATTTTTTTCTTTACTCATTCACTAACTTCCTGTAAGATAGTTCTGCTATAAAAGCCGTATAAATGGCGTATAATGGACTAACTCCTAAGTAAGCATACAAGAGTAGGCTACACCAAAAAGAAAGGCACAGAACGCACGTAAATGGCTTAAACGTCAATATATTTTCCATTAACCAACCGTAAGGTTCAAAGATAAATAGAAATGCAAACATTAATCCTACTGAGGATACTAATATCCAATCGTTATAAATCTCAATCATAAGTATATAGTTGTTCTTGTTACCGTATCAAGTACGTGATAATGTTCTGCCCAATCGTCATTTTCTTTACACTCTTCTACATATTCTTTAGCATCTTCTAAAGTGTCGTAGTGGCCTTCAACATCGTTCATTCCACCGCTTGGGTAGAAGTTATTGAATCTAAATAGAATATATCTTTTCATAATCGTTCACTTATATTATCATCTTTAACATACTTCACTAAACGTGTTAGCCTTTCACCATTTTCTATACACACTACCTTGCCTTTTATACGATGTCCGTATTTATCTTTCCATTTCAAACCTACAATTTTATTAGTCATTGTAGAATAAATCATCGTTATAATTAGGTTAGCCGCTGAACCTCCTTCTTTATAGTAGTGCAGGAATTTTTCACACACTCGCATTACAGCCTCATCAATTAAGGCTTGTTTAAGCTCCTTATCACCATTGGTAATAAATGCAGAACCGGATATCTCTATTGCTCTTTGGTAGATAAACGCACCTAGTGGTTCAGTAATCCTACCTTGATTTAAAGACAACACAGCTTCCTCTTCTATATGCTCTTTATTATACCGAGTATTTCTCTTCAACCTTATCGAGTATTGACACTATTATATGTATGTAGTCACCCAATTCTGAAGGCGTGATGTTGAGTTCAAATCCCAACCGAACCAAAGTGACGGGTATATCGTGCCGTACCAGTTTATCGACTGCTTCGTGTATATCGAGGATGAAATTCGCCTCATCGTCAGTAATTTGTTCGTATTGGTCATTAAGGTTCATTTCAGTAGCTTGATCTTAGGTTGTCTGCTTTAACTGGGTCTATTTCAGCAATACGCTCTATAAGTTCTTTTTCTTTCCTGTAGGCTTCTTGTATCTCTTCTACCGTAGAATCTATACCTATATTAGTAAATAGAACTGCCATCTCCTCAAGAAGAATATCTACTTTAGACCTAATTAATTTACAAGTGTGGTAATTTCTATTGCTCTCCATTATTTATTCCGTAGCATTTAACTTTAACCAAGAACGTATCTTTCGGAAGTTCTTTGTCAATTTTAATATCAAGCCTTTTGTAGTACTTGTTACCATCGTCTTTAACCATACCCTTATCAACGAGAGTATCAGAAAGAAATTTTGAAACGAGAATAACATTATCAACATCGTGCCTAGAATTGTACCTAATACTAATCTCGTAAGAATCAAAAGAAAAGTGATCGTACCTCTCCAACTCTTCTTTACAACATTTGCTATATTCATCTTTGTGTTTTTTTCTTATTGCCCAATGCTTCCCTGCGTAGTATGCATTTAGGGAAGGCGGTTTAGGCAGGTTTAATTCTATTTCAATCGTATCGTTTAGCATCTTTTATATGTAAGTATCCCACCTCCTTATCGATAAACTGTCGATTAGAAAAGTGGGATGTTTTAGGCATACCTCTTGTCTCCCAGGAGATAGGCTCTCCGTGGTGTAGGTTAAAGCCAAATACACCTTGTGGTGTTTGACAAATGTATACAGGTTGAGTGTTATGCACTTTAGCCCTTAGAAGTAGAGCTTCATACTTAGGCTTTTCTATTAACAACTCATCGTAGTGCTTATTGCGACACTTCAGTTCTATATCGTAGTCGAACCATTCGCTGTAGCAGTCGTATTGTGAATTGCTAAATTCAGACCATTCTAAGTCCGGATAGAAATTATCTTTCAGGTAATTAAATAGATCACTCTCGTTCTTCTTCCAGCTCATATTGGCGTTGTATGGCAATCTTTAGTAGAATGAGGTATCCTATTAAATCTTGGACGGTATCTTCGGTAGCATCGGTTATCCCTTTTGATTTGATACGCATTAACTTATCGTCTATACGAGCGCATAGACTATCTACTGCATTTCCTTTAGAGAAGATACCTACGGGGTTAAGGGCTGAGTCCCCGTAAGCAGCGTTCTTCTCCAAAAGCAGGTCTGTTACTTCCTGCGATGTCTTTATAATTAAGTCTTTAGTACTATTCATATACCTCTAATATAGTAATTTATTGTGACAGTTCCACCTCAAATTTATAAACCTTTTGCACACCTTTAGTTTCTATAACCATCCTTCCGTTGGAAGGGTTTAGGAATATGTAGTTCTCAGAATTTCCGGTATAGTCCGTTATGTCCACTTTAAATTCTTTTCCGTTAATAGACATCTTATTCCAATCTATCACTTCCACCTCTTTAGCGGAGGGGATGTTAAACTTTAGGTAGGCACGAATCATCTCGCACCAACTCTTTCTATAGGCTTCTGACCAACTTTTCATATCTTAAAATTCTAATTCTTCTTGTTTAGGTGTAGGTAGTTCTAAAGGTTCGGGTTCGTAGTTAGGGTCTTTATAAGCATATACCTTATTGTCTAACTCATCCAACTCGTAGTATCTATTCTTTATCTTATCGTAATACATAGTCACTACTCCTAGCTTACCTACAATTTTAGGTTTAGCTTTTACCACAGTAATCTCTACTTGATTAGGCTCGTAAGGTACGCCATTTGAGTCTTCCAATCCAAACGGACAACGCCATATATTTATAACCATCATACCCTTTCTAGACCATTGCATACCTCCGGCTATATCATTCATAGTAGGCTTGTCTATATATGCTATACCGTTCTTATACTTAGGTTGTTGGTGTTTAGTATGTACGGTAAGTAGTGTATGGTAGTTGTTATCTGCACTATGTTTACGGATACGAGTAAGCACCTGGCCTATAGCTATATCGTCTCGTACACCTTGAGATACATCGGTCTTTATTTCAGTAAAGGGATCAATTAAACAACCTTGCACTTTTATCCCAAAATCCTCTTCGATGTTCGTTACACAGCTATAGAAACCTTCTACGGTTAGGTCTTGAAGACCGCTATCTATGATATAGAAATGCTCGTTTATAAAGTCTATAGCTTTGTTAGATTGCTCTTGAGTAGCCATTAACTTATCGTTGATTAAGAATGGCTTACGAAGGTATACCCAAAGCAGTTCAGCAAACACTTCTGTGGGTGAGCCAGTCTCCGGAGAGTATACTGCCCACTTCCATCCGCTATACTCGGAGAGGTTCATCATCACCTCAAAGGCGAATTGGGATTTACCTTGATGCGCTCCTGCGTATATATAGGTAGTACTACCTAGCTTCATTGAGTACTTGTCGAATAATGAACCGAATCCAGTCCAAGCACCTTTGCTTACTCCGTTCTCACGAAGTTCTGTTAGAGAATCTTTTAACTCCTCAGCCCTATAGATAAAATTTCTCGTTGTCATAAATTGTCTTCTTTATAATAAAATGATCTACTAATTTCTTCTCTTTTATACACTTCTGCAATCTTTACATCGCTGATGCTATTTGCAGTTAATCCTTGGTGTACCATAAGTTGCATCATAAAGCCTACATCACTATTCATCTGTTCTATAGATTCAGCTCTAGAAACGAATTCAATGTCTTTGTAGTTATTGATATAACCGTTACCACGTTTCTTCTTCCAGGACAATCGTCCGTAGTAATGGTATATCATTTGTCCTTTCTTTTCTTCCATCACATTTTTATTAAGCGCAACCTTCTTTGATACTTGCGTATCAGGAGTGCGCTATTGATTAATTGATTCTGTAGTTCTTCTGTCCATCCGAATCTACTTGCTTGTATGGTTAGATTCACTTGGTCTATCATCAACATATCTAAAAACTTCTGAACTTCTCTTATGTGTTTATATTTTCTAATCATTATAAACTAATTGTAGGGTGTACATACACATAGACTAAAGCCAATACACTTAATGCAAACATCGCTATCGTAAACACTAATAAGTAGAATAGAATCT